TTAGAAAAAAGATTTCCAAAATCACAAGTTATTAACAAAGATATTAACGAAGTAAAGTTTGAAGAGTTGGAACCTATCGACATGCTTATCGGTGGATTCCCTTGTCAGAGTTTTAGTTACGCAGGTAACAGGAAAGGAATGAGTGAAGAAGATGAACGAGGAATGTTATGGTATCAATTCGAAAGAGCCATTAGCGTACTTAGACCAAAATGGGTTGTGGCAGAAAATGTCAGAGGACTCCTCACAGCCAAAGACGATCAAGGAAACAAAGGAGGAGCTTTCGCAAGAGTTGTTTCTTTCCTTTCCGACAGCGGGTATAGTGTTGAATGGCAAGTTGTATCAGCAGCCTCGGTTAATGCCTCGCACCTTAGAGAAAGAATATTCATCGTGGGAAACTCCGAACACTATGGATTACTTGAAACCGAGAACAGGGGAAGCTTTGGAGAACGCTCTTTATCGTGGAGACAAATCCAAGAAGAGCAAGAGAAAAAGCACAGGGAACTTGAGGGAGAATCCAAAATTGTGGTCAACACCAAGAGCGAGTCAGGCCTCGAAGCCGATAAACAAACAAGCTCCATCAGTGAAAGCAGGGAAACATGGATCGACTCTAGAACAGGACATGGGGGAGAGAAACCCGAAACTTATTGGGAAAAGATTGAACAGCCAATGGGTATCACTACTTATGGGTTTCCCCGCGGATTGGCAGGAGATTTAGGATTACCTAACTATTGGGGTTATAGCAACGACAATATGTGGAGAACTCCAACCTTAGCTGATTCAAAGAATGACGCTTTAAAACACGCGACAAAACTACTTCAAGGAAAAGACAAAAGAAGCTCAGGACAAAGAATACAAGTTGCTTTAGCTGACCAAGTAGCAATATCTGAGATTATAGAAAATCCTGAATTGTTTGAACAATACAAAGATCATTTAATGGTAAGAAGAGATAATTTGCCTACTCAAGAAGAGTTTGTAGATTACTTGAGAACTGTTACTTCAGCAAAACAATTATTTGATAATACTGAAGGTATAAAGAAATCTACTATTGAACATTGGTTTAGAAGAGATACCTCAGGTTTTAGTTATCCAAGTATTGAAGATTGGGAAATAATAAAACCTTATCTAAGTCCTTTGAAATTTGATAAAGAACTTACAGAAGTTACTGATATTGAATGGAAAAGAGATAAGTGGCAAACACCCTTAGTTTCTAGTAGTAGACCAAGCACAACAAGAATAGCTAAAGGTATAAATCCAAAAGGTCAACTTTCAGAAAACCCTGGAGTCTATACAGAAGAATATCTTATAGAGCCTTGGGAAACTGTTCCAAGAACAATAGAAAATGAAGAAGACAGAATAAATAAGATCAAAGCACTAGGAAATGCAGTTGTTCCTGCCTGTGCTGAATTTGTTGGTATTTGCATTGCGAATTCTATAAAGTTCGGTATACTTGTGTTTGACAGTCTATATGAAAGAGAGAATAAAAAATGAACAGATTAGAGCGTAGAGCTGCGAAGTCAAAAAAGAAACACAGATATCAGGGGATAAGTAAGACACAAGTCCTACACCCAGGTGTCATAGATAGATAAATGAAAATAAAAATTATCTTGAACAGTGGTGGAGAATTTGTAGATATAAATTTTATAGATCCACCTATTCACATTCCAATGGATGTAGAAATAGTTCATAAAGATGATGTAGAAACAGAGGAAGAATAAATGATTAGTACATTAGTAATTGTCATGGGTATGACAAGTTGGGGGCAAATGGCTCTTGAAATGAGTATGCTCTCAGAAATGATGCACACTATGGGCAACCAACAAGAAGTAGTTTACAACTATTGGTGTGATGGTGTTAGGTGTGATGAGTATGGACACGATGGTTACGAAGGAATACCTGAAGACTGCACTACTGAAGAAGAGGAAAATGGATCATGTGGTTTCGGTTTAGTTCAACCATAAAAAATTTAATAGATTCACTCATAGATAAAGTTATCTTTAGCTATGAAATGTGGAAATGGGAGAAAGATAAAAGAAGCGAAGGATTTCCTAAAGAATGGTTTGAAGAAGAGTAATTAAAACTGTACTTTTCTTTTGGCTGCTTTACTTGCTTTTTCTCTCATAGATGGAGAAACTTTAGAAGGATCAGTATTCCAATCAATCCCAACAGTTCCATATAAATTAACTCTAGAGCTAATTTGTCTCTTACAAATAGTATTACACTTCTCTTTTTCACATTTGATTTTTGGTTCATCGTGTATTGAGTGTTGTACTTCGAATACATGTTCACATTTAGAACACTTATAGTCGTAGCGAGCCATTACTTCTCGAAAGATTTACAGATTTTTAAGTAAAGATTTACTAAATCATCTGCGTCTTGTACTAAGTTAATTCCTTTTATTCTCATGTAATTGAATTGTTTTAGTACTGCTTCCTTGAATTGCTCGTCATCAATTAATTCGTTGACAGCATCTTCACGCTTTGTCCCATCAGGGAATTTTAATTCGCTCATTAGTCTAGTATACCTGCAGAAGTGAAGTATTGCCTCTTATACTTACTTAGGACTTTTCTATCTGCATCTTGTAAAATATCTGCATTAAGTTGATCTAATACTGATTCATAAGTTACCTGGTAATCTCCAATACCTTCATTTCTTACTAATTGAAACTTACTATCTGTTGTATTGTCTGCTTGGTTAGTGTTTACAGTTCCTGTGCTTTGTTGTGAAGATAGAGATAAAGCTGAAACAATAAGTCTACCTGTAGCTCTTGCACAAACATATTTCATATCGCTAGGAACATCTTCTGCTGAAGCTTCACTATCTGAATAACCTGCTGTATAAACTACTGTAATGTTTTGTAATCTAACTGCTGACCATTTGTTTTTACCAACTTTTCTTAATCTTCCAAGTTTTGAATAAAGAACATAGTCATTAGAGTTTCCCTCACTTAATGTAGTTCCATCTTCTGTAACAGAAGTTACTGATACTACAGGGGATCGACTTAAAAATAAGTCTTCGGTTTTGTCGCCATCAAACTTTTCAGTGATACTTGCTGTGTAGTTTGGGTTGTATCCAACGAAGTTTGCAATAGCGTCTTCCACAGTCGGAATTAATAAGTTTGTGACTGTGGATTCGTCAGTAGAGCCTAAATCTACACCAAGTACTTTCTCGACATCAGATACTGTACATAGTGCCATTTAGGACCTACTTATCTTCTGTGTCTTTTGGTTTTACAGCTTTATTTTCTACTTTTTTCTTTGGAGCAGCTTTTTTCTTAGCAGGAGCTTTTTTCTTCTCGCCCCAACCTTGCTCTTTAAGCCATGCTGTAGGATATTCTTTACCTGCTTTAGCAATTAAAGAAGCACCTGATTTAGGAAGATCAGCAAAGTCGCCTTCCCAAATTTTTCCATCGCTTAATTTCCAAATACTTTTCTTTGGTTTCATAAAATCTGACATTATTTTCCTTTTTTTTAAAAATTTATTTAGTTCGTAAGGGGCAGGGTTACTACCCCTTACTGAAACTAATTAACAACTATTCCTTAGAATGCTGTTATTTTGTGGAAAGCAGCTTGTCTGTAAACAGGGAAGCCGACTCTCATTGTTGCTCTAATAGCTAATTGATTTTTAACAAAGAAATCGCTATGGCTATCTGAGATTGCCAAATCGATTCCATTTCTCATCACTACTTGAGCAGCATCGCCACCACCGAACTTACCAACAAGAACAGTGTTCTCTGGTATAGCTGTGGTTGCAACAACTTTAAGTCCCCAAATGGATGCAACAGGTGCGTTGCCCATAGCTCCTGAAGCTATGAAAAGAGGTACATTAGCTGCATATCCTGCAGTAGCATCTCCAGCAAATCCTGTTAAGTCTGTTACGACTGCATTCCAATCATTTGGGTGCATAACAATTGCGTCTGGCTCTACGAAAGCATTTACACGAATATCGGTAATTGCTCCATAAAGTGCTCCAATTCTACCTAAGTTTCCTGAGTAGGAACCGAAAGCAGTTGAGCCAACGCTAGATTTTCCAGCGTCTAATAATCCTTCTAAGTTAGGTGCAGTACCATCTCCAGCGAGAAGTTGGCTGTCCAAACGAAGTTTGATCATTGTTTGTAATCTTGAGTTTATGTATCCTTGAATACCAGAAACATCTGACAATAGTTCATCAGTTACAGGCAAGAAAACGCCCATTTTTCTGATGGATTCTGATTGCTCAGTGAAGGCTAATGCACCTTCTCCTACAGTCGCACCTTCAGCAGCTTCTGCTGCGTTGTTTGTGAATGTAGTTTCTTCAAGATAGCTATAAGCATTTTGGTCTGTTTCGATTTGATCGAAAAGACTAATAACGCTATTAGGGTCTCTTAAAGCAGATTCCAATATACCAGGTGCTCTTAGAACCTCTGGTGGATATCCTGTTGTGGTTAAAGTAGTTTTGTATTCTAGTGGGCTAAAGTTAGCTTTAGAATCAATACCCTTTACACCATTGCTCTTGTAGTTCTTGTAAGCGTCTGTGTTAACAAACTGACTTCCAAGATCTGCTGGAGCAACTTTTTCCGATTGATAAGCTTGTTCTGCAGGCTCTGAGTCTATTTCCATAGCTTTCTCATTTTTTGCCTGAGCAGATTTAAGATTTACTTCTTCTACAAGACTAGCAAGTTCTTCATTTCTTGTGGAAATTGCCTCTTTTTGATCAGAGGTGTACTTGCCATTTTCGTCTGCAGCTTCGAAGAGTTCTTTCATTTCTACTCTTTTAGCAGCAAGCTTTTCTCGGAGATCTTTAATATCTGACACGATATTCTCCTTTTTATCTAGCTTAATTTTTTATATTTCGTCTATTTCTTGTTCAGCTATAAGGGATTCTGTCATTTGAACTTGAGCTTGAAGTATGACTTCATCAATTGAATCATCTACTTCTTCCTCAGTTGCATCTTCGGAAACTTCTTCTTCTTCAACTACTTCAACTTCAACTTCTGCTTCTTCAATTTCTACATCTTCTGTAATTTCCTCAGATACTTCTTCGGAGACTACTTCAGTTGCTTCTTCTTCAGTAACAGGAGCTTCTTCTTCCATAGCTTCAATTTCATCAGTGACTTCAGGTACTTTACCCACTTGAGATATAACTTCATCAAGTTCTTCCCAAGCGTCATTCAAATCATCTTGAACCGCTCTTAATGCTGTTGTCGCTTCTTTTGACAATTTCCTACCATCCTTTTCTCTCAAGATACCAATAGCTTTGGTTCTTGAAATTAAGTCATCTAATGCTGCAAGCACATCTTTGACTTCTTCAGAGAAACGCTTTCCTGTCATGCTGGAATCGCTCTTTGAAACTTCTAAATCTTTTTCTTTTTCTTTTGCACACTTACCTGAATCGTTGTAGTCGCAATTGCCATAACCTTTTTCATCTTCAGCAGGAGCTTCTTCAATGTCAGCTTCTTTTTTAGCAACTAACTTTTCGTAAGCTTCGTGTGTTGCACAAGGCATGAAAACTTCTTTACCATCCATATCATGGATATGAGATCCTTCACAACCTAGCTCTTCTGCTCTTTTTATGGCTTCTTCTTCGTTATCAAAAACATCTTCGTCTAAAGCAACTTTTTCTTCAGTTACTTCGCCTTTTGCTTCGTATACTGTATCTTCGCCTGTTTTGATTGCGAGGGTATAGGTCTCTTGGTTTGCACCAACTAAGACAGGGGATACTTCGTATACTGTGAGGTCTTTAAGGAATCGAGCTTGTGTTTCGGAATCATCTTTTTGAACTTTTCCTACTTCAGAATCATTGACTCTAAATCCGAATGACCACTGTTGTAAGTCGCCCATTGATTTGACAAGATTGTATGCTTCTTTCCCTGCTTCGGTGTCCATGAAGAATGAACCTTTGAATACTGCGGAATCATTTTTTTCTTCTATGACTCCTTTACCGATTGGTTGATCCCACTTGTGAGCAAAAACCATAGGGACTTGATTGTTAGCAAATCCTGATTTGACAGCACCTGGGACTACTACATCTCCATCGCTATCTACATTGTTGTAAACTGAAAAGACAGCTTCAACTGAACCTTTCTCTTCTCCATCTTCTTTGATGGAAAGATCAAAACTTTTGATTTCTTTATCCATTAACCTATACCTCTTCTTTATATTAATACTGTTTACTTGACAGTATCAACTTAATTGTCTGTACTATTTAGTTTAACACTTTGATCTACGATCTGTTCAGCTTTCTTATTCCGAGCATCGTCTTTCTTCTTTTGCTCGTTAACTATTTTTTTCATAGCTGATACTCCAGACTTAGTAACTCCGCCCCACTTCATAACCGCAATGGTTCCATTGAGTCGGGTGTTACCTTGGTGTCTGCTCATAAATGCTTCTCTTCTTTTTACCCACGATAGTACTGAGGCACTTCGGTCTCCTGCTTTGTATTTAGTCCAATTTCTAAAAGCGTCATTTCCTGTGAAAGAAGTAGGTGGATTACCTCCATTACCTGCTCTCCTCCATATTTTTGGATAGTTTTCTTTTAGATTTTTTATGTAAGCGTAATCAGGGAACTGTCTAAATTCTGAATTACTTAGACTGAGCTTTTGATTGTCGCCTGCATTTGGAAAATTTGTATCTCCTGGTGCTTTATTATCATTTCTAAAATCGGAAATTATTCTGAGTTTAGAAATAAGTTGCTTTACACTTCTATCAGTTTTTTTGTGTGAACCATCTTCCATAATTGCCCAAACCATCATGGTTGCTTCTTTTTTTTCATTGTTAACAGAAGTTACAATACCATGAATAGTTGAAGGTGGATCTGGATCTTTATTAATTGACCAACTAACAGCATCGCCAATCTTTACAGAATCTGCTTTACTATTCTCAGCTTCTGTTTCAAAGATTCTTTCATTAAGAGTTTCTGCTTCCTCCAATGATACTTTTAATTCGTCAATCATATCTGTTGACTTTGAACTTTTAGGATGTCCTGCAGGTAACAGATCTAAATCAAATGGTTTTCTAGGGAAAGAACCTTTTAGTCCTTTTATAAACGCGTTAACTCTGGCTATTCCCCATTGGGTTGCTCCCATTACATTTCCTCTTACTGAGGCAGGATTACCACGATAAGCTCCTACACCTCTTCTGAATACAGCCGATAACATTCTGTAGTTAGCTTTAAATTTTGGATTCTTTGCGTTATGCTCTTTTACTTTATTCTGAAGTGTTTTTTTAACTTTTCCTGAAATAGGTGCTTTTTCTTCATCTAAGTAACTTGGAGTTGACACTATATCTCCTTCTCTAGTTATTTCAACAGGCATTGTTTGTGTAGAAAGAGTTTTTTCTTCCATTTCGAAATTTGCAGAAGATTCTACCATTACATCTGATTCTTCGTTATCAGGATCTCTTTCATCTCCTGTATCTATTTCAGGTTCGTCTTCAGGACTTCCTAAATAATCTTCTTTTTTGGTTGGTTCAAGGTTTAATGGTCTTAAGAATACTTCATGCTCATCTCCATATTCGAGCCCAACAGCTTTTCTAGCTTCGGCAACTGTTATCCAACCACCTGCTACACCTGTTTGCATTCTCTTAAACATTTCGCCTTTGTCTACATCTAATGCTCTTACTTCGCCTAAATCATATCTACAAACGACTTTATTATCATTTGTGTAATCTGCTTGTAATAGCTGTGCTGTAATTTCATTAGAAACGACTTGCCACAGAGGAATTAACTTCTGCTCAGTAAAGAATTCTCTTAACTCTCTAGTGTTGTTATAGGTAGCAGCTTCTAGACCTGCTCCTAATCCTGCAAGAATAGCAGGAACACCAAGAACAGCAGAAACTCTTTCCTCAGGCAATCTCCTTAGTTGGTTAAGGTTCAGTTGTTCAGGAGACCAAGATACAACTTTCACATCCATAGAACCTGAAAGTATCATCGGAGCACCCCTGTTCGAACCACCAAATTTTTGTTTATAGATTTGAGCTATAGCTTCAGCCTCGTCTTGGCTAGGTCCACCCATAGCGTCATCTTTAGGAGAAAGAATAACTCCAGGTACTGCCATGTTATGTAACAAAGCAGCTGCGTATTGTCCTGCAGCTTCATCTCCTAAAATTTCCCTAAGGACTGCTTTCAATGGAGCAAATCCTTTCCTATGATTGTTTGGATCTATTCCTTGTCGGACATGTACTACTTCTGAAGCAGGCAGTACAGAAAACTCATTAGCATTTATTGAGTTTGGATCTTTAACATAATATTCATAGTGAGTAATTAATTCTTTTTCATTTCCTCTTGGTTTTACATAATTAGGAATTAGTGGAACAAGTTCTACAACTCTTCCGCTTTTATTTCTGTTCTTTAAAAGATAAGCATTACCTTCAGCATTTAAAGCTGTGATCATATAACTTGCTAGTAACGAACCTGATGTGTAAGGATTAGGTCTATTAATAAGTTGAGTAACAGGATGATTGTCTAAAACTTCAAAATCATTTTCGCTTGTTTCTCTATATACTTTTAATCTAGGTTCAGCGAAAGAAGTTGTTAAAACATTAAGACATGCAACTACAGCGGAGTTACCTGTTCCATCGCCAATTTCTTTAAGCAACTTGTCAGGCATAAATCCTGATTGTGTATTGTATCCAAAGACTTGTGAGTCTACTGAACTATTTTGTAAAAAAGATTTTTCATCTAATGTTCTTTGAGGTGGTGCCTGAAGATAATCTACAGCTTTTCTATAAAAACTTTTGTTTTCTGCCATCTAATACGCTTTCCAATTAATTCTCTTATTCAAGTTTAATACGCCATAAGCTAATGTATCAACTATATCGTCATGGGCTCCCAATGGAAAAGTAAGAAGCTCTCTTTCCGCTTCGTGTACCCAATTCTCCATTGGATCGTCAGGAAAAAATACCTGCCCACTCTCCATCTTAGCTGATAGTGGCATCGCTCTGCTGCGTTTGTCTCGATCTGCTTTTAATTCTCTTACATTGATACCTTCTCTTTTAGCAAACTGAATAATAGATAATTGGAATCCTGCTCTTTCAATGCCAATCCAATCAAGGTTATTTTTCTTATAAAACTTTTTCATAGCAGGAATTATGTCAGGAGCTTCCATTCTCTTTCGAAGCATGTCTATAACAAATAATTTATTTTCATCCTGGTCATGAGCAAATGCAGTAAAGACTGTGTAGTCAGCTGTTTGCTTTGTTGATGTCGCTAAATCGACAGTTGCGTATCTTGTCATATTGTCGAACTCATAAAGTTCGTCATCTATTTTTGCTCCTCTGACAGCAGGGGAGTAGTATTGAAACCATTCAGGTCTAAAGAGTTGAGTACCTTCGTTTACAAACTCTGCTTCATACTCCTGGGCAAAAGTAAGAGAACCAATTTCTTCTTTGGCACTTTCTAGTTCTTTAGGATCAATCGCAGGGTTATCAACAGTGGAGAATTTGAATCTTTCCCAATCATCTCTAGTCTCAGCGTCTTGCCATAATCTATAGAACCAATTGTTTTGTCCACGAGGTGTAGAAATGAATAAAGCAGAACCTTTTCTTTCAGTTAAGGTAGGTCGAAGAACTTCAGTCCAGGTTTCTTCTTTCACAAAGGCAGCCTCGTCCATAACAAGAAAGTCAAGACCTTCTCCACGAAGTCTCTGTGGATTGTCAGCAGACTTTACTGATATGAAACCGCCATTAGGAAAAGAGACAATCATGTCTCCCATTTTTACTTCTGCACCCATTTCAGCTAAGTCATAGCCCGCCATCATAATATCTCGCCACCCTACTCGTGCAATAGAGAATGTAGGTGCAACCCACCACGCTCTTTTACCAGCCATGGCAGTTTCAATGCAAAGTTGCACTCCCAACCTTGTCTTCCCAAAACGCCTACCTGCACAGAGTATTTTCCAACGAGATTCTGATTCTGCAACTGTCTTTTGATTTTCATGTAGCTTAGGGAGTTGGACTCTTCTTTCGTTGTCAGTCTTCTCCACAAAAAATTGGCTGAACTTAGGATCTTCCATACTTATAGTATATACACCTATCTCCGAAGAGATAGGCGTTGATGGGAGGGCTTGTCAGCAAGGAAGCCGACTATCTAAGTTTACACTTCCTTGCACTAGCTTTTCAAGTTATTACTCTTCTTCTCCAAAAAGATTTTCATTTATTTCTAACAAGCTCTCTATCGTATCTTCGTCAAGATTATCCATCTCTTGAATCTTACCTTTTAGTATTTCTTGGAAATAGTCTTGCGTATCTTTATTCAATAAAATAAAGTTAGACAAAGGTAAAGTTATAATCTCATCTTTTAGTTCATCTACAAAAGCATTCTCAGTTGCAAGTAAACTACAATTGTTTCTTTTCAACTGATCAACTAATTCGTAGTAGGGTTCCTTTTTAGGAATCGTTGGCAAGTGATAAAATTCTTCTATTAATCTAGAATATGCTTTCGCTTCTCTATCTTTTCTTGCACTTCTACGAAAACTCTTATAAGGCATTGTCCCAAAAGATTTTGGAGTCTCGAATCCAACTTTTATGTGAGAACCAATTTCTTCATCATTAGGATACTTTACAGAGAAAGCTCTGCCTAAGTTACCTTCAGGCGTAAAAATAATACTCAACAACCCTAAAGTCTCATCTCGACCATGAATCTCGTCCCATTCTCTAATAACAGGGTAAGAAACTATACAAAAGTCCATATCTTTAAGAATATGCCTCATTCTTAGCAAATGTGGTCTTGTTTTGTCCACAGTTGTCATAACATCCTCGTCTTCACTGCTTGTATCGTAAGTATTAACCATAAGTTGTGCCATATAGTTATCTTTTCCGAAAGAACCAAACAAAAAAGTCGTTGGAACTGCTAAATCTAAGTACTCTTCGTCAGTAAAAGATAGCTCTTTGCTTAAGATTCCTTTTTCTAGTACATAATTGAATGCACCAAAAGAAGAGTTGTAGACTGTTCCTATCGCTTCTGATAGTTGATCTGAGTTATTGACTAATGGACTATTAACCCAAGACTCAAGTTTTTCAATTTCGTTTTCGACATTGTCTCCAAATTCTTTACTCATACCAATTCGCCTTTCCAACTTCTACTAATGCTTGTTCGATGTCGCCATCTGCATAATGTTCGTAGGTTTTCCAAATTTGACTCTTCATTCCTACTGATAACTTCATAGCTGCTAACACTCTATAAAGACTACCTTTTGTTTCTCTAGTAGGTTTCATCTTAAGGTCACTCTCTGTTGGTGTATCAGGCTTTTCTTTTTCACAAAGACCTTCGTCTCCATTGGCCATACACGCAATCTTGAAGTGCCAATTACCATATTGATCAGATGACCAACGAGTGTCTGTAAATTGACAATAGTATCCTGCTACATCACACTTTCCTCCTGCGGAGTCTAGGATTTGTTCAGGTGTTACCTTACGAATCTTTGGAGCGTTCATAGCTTTTAGCTTTGCCAATATCAAAGAACCCTCAGGTGCTTTTACTCTACCTTCGTCATACAAAGATTTTACCGCTGCAAATACATCAGCTTTGGTATACTCTTGTAAATCTGAATAGAATACATCAATTTGGAACTGTTCCCACTTGCTTGCAGAATCAAACCTGAAAGCTAACCACTGTACAACTTCCAACCACTCCGACTTCATCATTGCTGATTTAGATCTTGTGGTTTCGTCTACAGGTTTTGGCTGAAACTTTGCAATATCTTCAAGTGATGACTGATAGTCCTGGTTATCAATAGGTTCTAGATTATCACTCACTGTCAGTAATCCATTTAACATAGCATTGAACTCTGCCTTGATTTGTGATTACTCTTGCTTCTATAGGAAGCCCTCTAGTTTGTAGGTGGCTCATTGAACTTCTTGCTGAAGCTCTAACCTTAGATCTAGTTTCTGAATCAACTATTAACTCATCAAATGCAATTATCCATTTCATAGGATTAGCTTCTGCTAAATCTAAAGCATCCGCACTCCAAAACTTAGTCCTTCGTCTGAGTCTTAGTGCATTAGGTATATCTTCCACTACCTTTGGCTTGAATTCGTTTAATTCGCCTAATTCCTCTATATCTTTTTCTGCTTTTTGGTAAACACTCCAACTTTCTAGAGCTGATTCCCATTGTTCTTTATTCGTCATATTCTCCTTTATTAATTATTCATACTTTACACTATATTTTTATTTATGCAAGTATATGTTTTTGTTATCTATTTACTTAGACACTCATTCCCTAGAAAAGGTTACATAGAAAGATCAGTATTCCTACTTGCCCGCTTTACGAAGTAAAGCTTCTTTTCTA